CCCCGCCGATCTCCAGGCCGTCGGCGAAGACACGCCAGGCGGCGCCGGGCAGCGGCACCGAGGGGTCGCGAACCACGAGGTCGAAGGTGTTATCGACGCCGTCGCCCCAGCCCGAGTCCATATCCAGTTCGAAGTCCGCGATCGGGAAAAGCGTCCTGCCGGCGCTGTCGGCGACTATGAGCTCCAAGGCGGCTCCCCCTCCTCAAGATAGTGGGTCATGGTAAAGCCGAACGAGCCGTCCCACGAGACAGAGGACGTGCCGGGCCGAAGCCGCTCGAAGCAGTAGGAACCGCTTCCGGCGCCCTCTCCGCGCATTCCGTCGGCGAAGCGGTCCTCGGTCTCACCGTACATGCCGACGAGTTGGATCGTCTTGGGGAAGCTCGAGCCGTCGATGATGAGCCTGGAGCCGCCCGGCACCTCCACGTCGGCGGAGTACACGTTGATGAAGTCTCCCTGCGTCACGGTGATGCGCGGGGACGACGCGGGGCCGAAGATCGTGAGCTTAAGGTCGGCGGGCACCAGCCCATCGACGGTGACCGACCGGCTTGCGGCCGAGCCGCCGTAGTCGAACTCGAAGTCATGGGGGAAATCCAGGCCGGTCTGGTCCTCGTCCTCACGGGCGTAGAACTCCTGGGCGACCTCGCGGCGCCACGAGCCGTCGAGCAGCAGCACGGTAAGCGTGGCGGCGATGCCCCGCCTGCCGTAGACCTGAGAGGTCTCTGACTTGGCGATGTAGGCTCGCTGGTACCACTCCCCGTCGACGACGATGCGGCCCGGCTCGCCGAGGGACATATCCCTGTCGGAGAGCCGCCTGAGCCTGTCGGCTGACGCGGACGAGAGAACGGCGTTCACCGTCGCCTCCCTCGCGTCCCGCGAGATGCCGTAGGCGCCGCGCCATGAGAGCTCGTAGCTCCACTCGCGCGAGCGCACGCCCGCGGCGGTGCCGACAAAGATGCCGTCGCCGTCGAGGTCGACGCGCTCACCCGAGGACGAGACGTAGTGCATCCTATGCATGTGCCACCGCCCTGATGTGCCTGTCGAGGTCGCGCTCGAGCGTGACCGGGGTGTACCTCTGGATGATCGCGGGGAGGTTGCGGTCCAGCCACTCGATGACCTCCGATGAGTCTCCCCCAGTCGAGCCGATGCCCTCGCCGATACCGCGCAGGACGCTCGGCCTGAGCGGGATGACGGCCTCGTCGCCGGCCTCGCCGACGCCGATGACGCTCGGCGACGAGAAGACGCCGCCGGACGCGTACCAGTTCACGTGCACGGAGGGCACGGAACCGGACTGCGCGTCGAACTTGCCGCTCATGGAGAAGTGCGGCAGCGCGCCAACCTGGATGCGCGGCAGAGTGAGCCTGAGTGACCCCACCTGCGCGCTCATCTGGCGACACGCCCCCATGATCGCGAGCCTCGCGACGCTCGCCGCCGTCCTCGCGGAGGTCGCGAAGGTGCGGAAGGCGCTCGTGGACTTGCTGCCGAACCCGGAGACCGCTGAGGACGCCGAGGACATGCTCGAGC